TAAACCGAAAGCGGCATCTATATTAGCCATATCAGTCTCCTATTACTTTTTTAGAGACATGAACCTTACTCATTAAGATTTTTTGCCTCCAAAAGTTACTCTGCTTTGCCTTTCCTGATGGATAGGCATCGCTGGATGCTCGTCTTTATGAAGATCATTTTCAATAGCGTCTGTCTTTTGATTTGTAAGATTACGGAAATATTCATCTCTGTCTTCTTTCACTTCAACTGGACAACGCATTAAAGCTAATCCACCTATTCCTATAACGCCTTTATATTTGCCGTCTGCGATGGATGGTAAATCCATACGATCTGGATACTCATCTGCTTTTACAAATTCATAACCACTTCGAAGTCTACCGATAACATTTTTTTCATCAGTCATACCTCTGTATTCAAGTCTGATCCACCGATGGTGAAAACCTTCTGGTGGTTCAGGCGCTTCTAAGTTCGAAGGAGGGACCCATCCCCTCGGTCGAGCAACCTTTTCACGGGTCTCTTGTTTGCGCGAAGTCTTCTTAATATCTTTTATTTCATCCATAACGCCTCCTTACTTCACGATTTCTGCATTAATTGCAGTTGTTCTGCGTATTTCTCTAGTGGCACACCTAATTTTTTAGCTAATGCTACTTGTGATGGTGTGAGTGTCACAGTTCTGCGCCCAGTAGCTTTACCATTTCTGGCTGCGCTGGCAACAGTCTGAGCGACTCTGTTACCACCGACTTGTGATGTGTCTGTATTACCACTAAAATACCTAGAAAGTCTAGTATCTATTTCATTATAATAATCATCTGACTCAGGATCAACGCCTTCCGTGATCAATTGACGATGAATACCATATGTTGCCATGGTTTTTACGACATCATGTCCGCTGTCTGATCCGTTACCGAACCAAGAATTTTTTGATACCCATTCTTGAGCTTTTTGTGAAGGCTCAGGTACAGGTGGTGCTTTTTGTTGAGGAGTAAAATCAACAGGTTTTTCTTCAGGTTTATTTTTTTCTTCCTGAATTTTTTTCTGTAGAGTCATCTCTGCTCTTTGTCTTTGTAAGATTGTATCAGTTAATTTAGATTGTAAATCAGCTTGTTTTCCAAAATCACCTGCTTGTAGAGCTTCTTGAAGTTCTTTTTTAATATTATTTTCTTCAGTGGTTGCCCTAGTTTTAAACTCTTCAATGTAAGAATTATCAAGAGTTGCATTTTTTTTCTTTAGATCTTCATTTTCTTTTTGAACAGCTTTTGCATACTCAATAGCAGCTTGTTGCTGTCTTTCTGCTTCTCTCCATTTACCTGTAAGTTCATTAATTCTTAAACGAGGATCTTCTTTTTTCTTTTTTTTACTTAAATATTGTTCGTGTTCAGTTCCCTCTTTTTCAGGTTTCGTATCATTAACTTCTTCTTTAACTTCTATAGTTTTTTCATTTTCTTCCTTTGGTTTTTCTTTTAACTCAACATCAATGTTTTCTCCTGTAGTATCAAGAGGTATTAATTTTTCTTCATTTAGTGATTCTGGTTGCATAGTATTCTCCATTTACATTATATTCTTTGGTAAAATATCACGTGGATCATCCACAGTTGCTATTATCTCATCTTCATTAACAATTCTAAGTTCTCCGCCATCAATTTTAATTCTTGATCCAGCGTAAGTAGTAATGATTACCCAATCACCTTCTTTACACCAAGGTTTTGCATCGGGGTATCTTGTTTTATCTTTATAAGCCAATGGGCCTACTTTGAGAACTTTACAAATGTTAGTTGTCATTTGAGATTCGGCGACAGTATCATCCGTAAGGAGAACACCACCTTTTGTTTTACCTTCTAATTTTAGTGGAAATAAAACTATTCTCCAACCAGTCGGGGTTGGTACTTTTTCTAGTTCGTCTTTCTTTTTTTCAGCCTGCGCACCATCCCAAACATGTTTTGGTACGATTAGTTTTGGTTTAGTCATCTTCTAACTCCGTATTCTTTAGCAGAAGCGAAAGCTCCTGAGTTTCTTGTCTTAAAGCAGCTAGTTTTCCAGTCAAATACATATAATGCGACCAGTCTTTTACCTGTCCGCCTAATATAACTTCTTCTATCTGCTTTTGTCTAGCAATTAAATCGTTTTTATATGCTGTAAAAAAATTTTCTAAGCGCACGATTTCATTTGATCCGATAATTTTTTACAACGATTTGGAGTTTGACGATTCCACTTCGAATCTAACATCTCTAAACTCGCGCCTTCAAAATTACGGTTTTGCAGGTTTTTCCACATATTGCGGAAATTTTTTACACCTGATTTTCCCAACTGAAAAACCATTTCAGTTAGAGTGTGTTGAGCAGTTGTTGGTAAATCTGACACACCATACTCTTCCATGAGCTGCCTTGCTAAACCAATTGCTTTGTTCAAATCTTTATCAAATACTTCTTGTAGTTCTTCTTTGGTATATGTTTTACCTTCTTCAAAATTATCTTCATGTACTACTTTATGACCCCATCCAATTGTAGCAAATCCTTCAGTGTCTTTGTAAACGTGATCTCGAAATCCTTCGGATAATTTTACTGAACCAGCTAATTCGTCGTATGTCACTTTTTTCTAATTACTTTCTGTAAAGTTCTTGCTTGTTTTGCATGTAAGTTAGATGCTTTTTTCAAACCTTTAATTACTTTTTTCACTTTTTTCTTATTACCTTTTTTCATTATTTAGTTAATCCTTTTGCCTTTTCAAAAGTGCGAAGGCCCGATACGCCGAGCATTGAAGTGACAATTGCTAGAAGGGGTCCAGTTTCTATAGCAGGTGGAACAATATCCATACCTGAAAATTTTGCATACCAATCAATACATGGCGATAATATAAAAGCAAAAAATAAGGCAAGGGCTCCACACCATCCTATAGCTGGTCGCCAGCCAGCAACGAATACGCTGCGATGGCTGGCTTCCTTTGCATTAACATCTAATTGCTTTTCTGCAAGCTTTTGTTGAATGCGTTGCATTAAAATCTTTTTATCTAATTTCTCTTCTTCTGATGTATGAATCTCATCGACTACTTTAGCAATGGTTTTTAAGGCTCCGCCTTTACCACTAAGTAATCCTCCGAGAGCTTGAAGCACTATGCTGCTCCGCCTGTCATCCAGCTTAATATCCAGATAACTACAATCGCAACTATAGCGGCTTTTATCCAATCCTTCATCTGCCAATCACTCCATTCTTTGATGTGTGACCATAGATCTTTTAATAGGTTCATATAACCTCCTTTATTAAAGTAGATGTATATACTATTTTACGCCTTTAAAAGCTACTTTTTTAATTTGCATTCTGCTTGTCTGACCTTGAGGTCCACTTCCCTTATTATCTTTTACGACGAATGGAGAGAAAGTAATCGCGGCATCTGATCCTACAACAGGATTTGGAAAAGGATTTTTTTGTGGAACTTCGGTCATTTTAGCGTTTTTAAATTTCATACGACCCCTTAGTGTACTGTTGGTTTATGTTGTTCAAGAATAATTTCTTTATCATTCTCAAAGACTGTATTACCATTATTTCCCAAGGTTTGTAAATAAATCATTTTTGCAGTGACTATCATCATGGATGCAACTATTAACATCTCTTCTTGATTTCTACCATTTTCAAAAGCATAGGTAGTTAAATCATTTACTATCTCATCAACATTAAATTTTGAGTTATTCATATACTAACTATGATAACATTTTGAAATTTATCAAGTTATTTCTTTTTTCTTTTTTTCTTGTTTTTTCCTGCTTTTGATAAAGCAATAGCAATAGCTTGTTTCGTAGGTTTACCCTCTTTTTTCAACATTTTAATGTTTTTTGAAATAGATTCTTGAGATTTACCTTTTTTTAGTGGCATTTAATTTTTGCATTTGAATATTATTACGTCTAGCAGCTAATTCGGCTGTTTGTTGTAGTTTGGCTTCATCAATTTCAGCTTTTTGTTGTAATTTTGCAATGTCAAGTTCAGTTTTTGCCATTTTTGCCATGTTATCAGCTTGAACTCTTTGCTTTTCTATGTTTATTTCTTCTTTTTTAAGCTCAACTAACGGATCTTCACCTCCACCTTCAAGATATTCTTGCTCTTCAGCGATCATTTGGTTCATAAGTTCCATTTCTACTTGAGCAATCTGCTCATTTAACAATTTATTTACAGCTGCTTGTATCTGTTCTGGTATTTGACCTCCAAATTGTTGAGT